ACAACGCCCCAGCGCTGAACAACTCAACCACAGGCCTAACGGCTGATCCAAGTGATTGGAATGACCCCTCAAGCCCCGCGTTTCTGCCCATGAGCCTGTCAGATGCGGCGGCTGTGGCATCCGTGGCCCTGGCAGCAGCGCCCATGTCCGCCATGTAATCGCGGATCCTCACAGCCAGATCAACCACCAACGTACCAAGGTTCGCCATCACACACTTTCAAGTTCGTGGGCGGCCACCCTTGGTTGCACGCGCCCGCATTTCGTTGTCCGCCACCAGCACGGCCTGTTCAATCACCCGCAAGTCAGCAAACACCGCTGGCCAGCGCTTGCGCTTGATGCGCATCATCCGCAGCCCACTTTCCACACCTGGGTTGTTAAGGGCCACACGCGCTGCATCGGTCATCCCCGAACTGACCCACACCCACTGCGTGCTCACGGCCAAAAAAATCAGCCAGTTGTCCCAGTTGTCGGGCTCCACGGCAAAGGCACGGGCATCGTCCGCATCGTCTTCATCGGGGTCATCGGGTGTGGCCTCTCCCCGCTCGGCCACCACTTGAGCAATGTCAGCCTCGGTGGCACCCGCCAAACGCAGGGACTGCACCAGCCCGTCGTCCACTTGCAGAGGCTGGCCATGCGCCTGGGGCTTGTCAGCACCCAGCCAATGCCTGGCCGCCTCGGTCAGTTTTTTGCTTTGATGCCCCGGTAAGCCATGAAAAACGCCGTCACCGTTGCACTGGGAGTGGGTTCGATCGACAGCAACGCCTCCACCTCAACCGGGTCAAACGGCACGGCTTGCTTTGTGTCGTCATCAATCAACTTCCAGCCCACCATCCAGTCGCGCACAAACTGCTTGTCGTCTGGCTCAGCCTCGCGGTACACATCCAGGTCGGTCTTGTCTGTCGGCTTGCCTGTCTCCGGGTCTTTGACAGGCACGGGGCGGCGAAACACCGCCTCAAACGTGTTCTTGTCAAAACCGCCCGTGCTGTTGGGTACGTTCACCGTTACTTTGGCGGGGAACGTGGGGCTCAATGCGCGCTTGAATGCCATGGTGCGTGTGCTCTCAAAATGTTGTGTTGGATGGGATTTGCGGGCAGTCCGGTCAACGGATGGTCAGCACCATCTCGTCATTGCCCGCGTTGGGCATCACGGCAAAACTGCCGCTCAGCATGGCCGTGCTGTCCGCGTCGCTGATGCTGGGCTCCCCGCTGAACTGCAGCTTGGGGCAGGCAATTTGCACAATGTTGCCGGCCGTCAGGCCATGGGTAATGGCCAGCGCCATTTCTTCACCCGTGCGCACGCTCTCGGCCCAGTTTTTCTCGGTCACCGTGCCCAGCTCAAACACAGCACTGGCCGTGGGCTTGCGGTCGTAGTTGCGGGCACCTGCGTCGTTGATCAGGTCTTTCCACACCACCGTGTTGGCCAAGTCCAGGCCAAAGCTTTGCACCACCAGGTTCAGGGCCGACAGGGTGAACACAGCCGTGTTGGTATCGCCCACCACCACCGGCTTGGTAAAGCCCGTGTACACCAGGCCGCTGGGTGCGCCTGGCTCGGTCATGGCTTCGTACTTGCCAATGAAGGAGTACTTCATCATTGGGATTTCGCCCGCATTCAGGGTAAAGCTCACTGTGCCCAAAGCGTCAGTCAGCTTGATCAGCGAGCCCTCGATGTACGCAAACAGCGTCATGTAGCTGCCCACCGTGGCCACAGGCTGGTAAGTCACGCTCACGCCCGCGCTGACTGTTTCGCTCAGGGCGCAGCCCTTCAACAGCGGGCCGTACTTGGGCACCGTGCCAGCCGCACCGGCACCGGCCAGCTCCACCTCAAACTCAAACTGGCGGTACTCGCCGGCAAAAATGCCGCCGTAGTTGCCCTTGGCGCCGCGAATCAGGTTGCGATCCACAAAGTTGCCTTTGATAGGCGTGGGCACCAAGCCCCTGCACAAAATGGCGTTGGTCCCCGGCACAGGGGTGCCAGGTGTGCCTTTGGCGCTTTGCGCAATGGCCAGTAAGGCCATGGTTTTCATGCTCAGTCCCATGGTGGGGCTCCTTTAAAAATTCAGTTGGGTGATACGGGTTGATCCGGGTTGATCCGGCTCACTCCACCAGCGGCGTGCGAATGCCGGTGTATGGATCGCGCACAAACGTGCCGGCCACGCCGGTGTATTCATCAGCAGGCCAGCCGCCATCGGGCACCGGCAGGGGTTGGCGCTCTTCGGGCTGGGTGGTGTCGGTGCCTGTGTCGGTGGCTGCGCCGGTTGCCGTGGCATCGGCTGCATCGGCTTCGGCAGTGGGTTTCTTGGCGGCCATGGGGCGTGTCCTTCAAATGGTTGGGGTGTGGGGGTTCAATGTCGGCTGGGGTCAGGGCCGGGTTTGCATTTGCACGCTCACCCAGCCATAGGGCGCTTCAAGCTGCTGGCTCAGGCGCACCGCTTGCGGGTACACGCCGTTCAGCGGGTGCACCGCGCCGGGGGTGGCCACCCAATCCAGCACGTCTTGCAGCAGGGCCAGTTCGGCCTGTTCAACGGCGGCGGGGGGCTGGTCGTCAGGCACCAGCACATAGCCCACCACGTAAAAGTCCAGCGTGCCCATGTCGGCCTCGCGGCCACGGTGCGTGGCAAAGCCACCGCCACCCTCGGCCACCACGCACAGCACACCGGCCAGCAAATCGGCCTGGGGCACCAGCCCCACATCTGCCAGTAAGCTGCGCCCCACCACACGGGCGGGCAACTTGGCGGCCAAGCTGTCGGCAACAGCCTGCAAAGCGGTGTTGGCGGGGCTGGTCATGCCACACCCCCTGCACTGCTTGCACGGCTGGCGGCATTGGCGCGGGCTACCGCGGCTTGCACCGTTTCGGCCAGCAGCTGGGGCATGGTGCGTTGCAGCTCGTCCACCACGGGCGTGAAAAACGGCTGGGCTTTGATGCCCTTGCGCTTGACGCTGCGGCTCAAGCCCATGTAGCGGTCGCGCAGCTCCAGCTCACGGGCTGCAAAGCGCTTGCTGCCCTTACGCGGTTTGGCCACACCGGCAAACGCCTTGCTCTCAAGCCAGGCCACCACGCCAGCAGCAGCGGGGTCAAAAAACCGGGGCAAGCCCTTGCCGGGTTTGCGCCCATGCTCCACCGCTGCGCCATGGGCAGCACCCACAGACAGGCGGTAATGCAGGTTGGTAACGTGCTCAACCGAAATGCTGTTGGTCAGCACCGTCTGAAACTTCGGTGCCCTGCGCCGCATGTCGCGTGCAGCCTCCTGCGCAAGGCGGCTCAGGCTTGCGGCCACAGACTGCTGCACATCGTCCCCATGGGCATGCAGGGCCACGGCAATTTCTCGGGCGTTGTGCACGGTCATGGTCAGCGGGCCTCCCAAAACACGCGCAGCAACACCTCGTGCAGTGCAGCGGGTGTGCTGTTGCGGGCCACGCCGCTCAGGCCGTCGCGCAGTTGCACGGGTTTGGCGGCGGCACGCACGCTCAGCTCGCGCATGGCCTCTACCTGGGCGCGCAGCAGCAACAGGCCACGGTCAGCAGCCGTCACGGTGGTGTCGGCGGCGTTGTCGCCAATCACGTGCAGGCCAAAGTACCAAAACTGAAACAGGCGGCCAAACACCGCCAGGTGCTTGGCGCTGGGGGCGGCTTCAAAGTCCAGCCACCAATCGGCACCGTCCCACGTGGCAGCCACGCGGGGCACGGGGCCGGGCCAAGCTGCCTCCCAGGGTTTGGGCAGGCGGGCACCATCGGCCCACATGTCGGTTTTGTAGGCGGCAAAGTCGGCCACGGGCACGGCGTAGCGGGCGGTGTCGGCCTCCAGCGTCACGCTGGCCTTGCGCGTCACGGGGCGCTTGGTGCCCATGTCGGCCAGGGCCGCACGCAAAAAGCGCTGAAAGTCGGCATCAGCCGGGGCCTTGAACACCGCTGCACTGTCGTGCAGGCTGGTTTTCAGGTCAGCCACCAGGTCAGCCAAGCCCATGCCACCCGCCATGAATCAGCCCTGCCCTTCAGGTGTGGGCGTGGCTTGCACGCCATCAGTCGGCAAATTGGGCAGCAGCGCAGCGGCATCCACCACCGTAGCGCCTTCTACGGCGGCACGCTCTTCAGGGCTCAGGGTGGCCAACTGGGCAGCGTGTTGCGCGTCCAGCTCTTCTTGGAAGGTGGCCGCTGCACGCTTCAGGCGCTCGGCACCCACGGCTTCCAGCAGCGTTTTGCGGGGCACTGCTGGGGCAGTGGCTTCGCGCTCCAGGGCTTCAAGGCGGTCAAGGGCCTCGTTCGTCAGCTCTGGCAGCAGGGCCACTACATGCTTCACGCTGTGGGTCAGCAGGTCGACCAAATAATCGTCAAGGCTGGGCTCGGTGTGCAGCACGGGCGCTTCGGGTTCAGGCCGGTGCGTGGCGGGCAAATACATCAGCGGCACATCGCGCCCTTCACCGGGCGGGATCATGCGGCCACCCACAAACTGGGTGTGTGCCGTTTCGTTCACATAAAACTGGGTTGCGCTCATGGTGGGCTCCGGTTCCCCTTTGTCTTATGCCCACCCCACAGCACCGATGGCTGTGGCGGTGGGCTTTTAGGCTCAGGGGAGTTGTGGGTTTCAGGCGCGGGCCACGCGGCCTGTGGCGCTGTACAGCACCACACTGGTCAGGCTGTTTTTCAGCTGCGTGGGGGTGTGGCTCACCACCCACTGGGTGCCAAAGCCTTCCTGGCCATCGGTAAAGCGGCCATTGCTGTCGCGCTGCTGCTCAAGCGGGTTCATGGCAAAGGGCTTGACCATGCGGAAGCGGCAGTTGCCGCGCTCGCCCACCAGAATGCGGCTGTCGCCCATCAGCAAGCCCGGGGCGCTGGTGTTGAAGGTGGCAATGCCCTTCACCTGGCCCACGCTGCCATCAGCGGCCAAGCCCGTGGCCACGCGGCTGGCGTTGGCTTCAAAGCTGCGGGCCTGGCTCACGGCGTTGTCTACCGTGGCACTCATCAGCAGCATGTTGGGCGTGTAGTAGCGGTCAGCGCTGATGACAGCCTTGCGCCCGCCAACGGTGGTCAGCAAGCGGTCGTAGCGGTCTTTCACGTCTTCGCCGTTCACGGCGTCGGTGTCCCACTTCACGGCGTTGGTGGTGTAGCTGTAGGCCACCACCAACGCCCAGGTGTTGGTGGGCACCACGGGTGCACCGGCTTCGGTCACAAAGCGCAGCTCGCCCAGGTTGTAGTCCATCACCCAGTAGGTGCCAGCTGCCAGGGCGCTGCCGTCGGCGTTCACCACAAACTCGGTGCGGGCCACGGCATTGAGCGTGACCGTGATGGGGTTGGTGGTGCTGCCCACTTGGGTGCCCTTCAGGTCATACACCTTGCGGGGGCGCACCACGGGGAACTTGCTGGTCACAAACACGCTGTTGGTGCCGTTCACGCTGGCAGTGAGTGTGTCGGTCTGCGTGGCTGCACCGTATTCGTCGGCGCTGCACACCAGCTCGTTCATGTTCAGCGCCTCGGTGTCTTCACCCACGATGCGGATGATGTTGCGCACGTTCTCGGCCACGGGGTCAAAGTCAATGGGGCTTGCGCTCATCAGCAGCCGCATTTCAGCGCTCAGGCTGAACGCCAGCTTTTGCGGGATGGGGCGTGCCTCTTCCTGCGTTTGGATCACGCCCGCACGGCGAATGCCCTGCCCCTCGTAGCGGCGCAGCGCAGCGGCACCGGCTGCAGCCGTGTCGCGGTAGCTGTACGGCACGGTAATGACGTTGGCAAACGGTGCGGTGCCCACGTTCACAAAGGCCAGGCTTTGCAGGTTGTAAAGCGCCTCGCGCAGCACGGTGCGCTCAGCCGCCACGGGCACGGCCACGTCGCTCACGCTGCCTTGACCACCGCTCAGCATGCGGTGCTCGGCGTGCAGTTGCGCGCCGTGCTCGGCATCAAACTGGGCCAGGGCACGCTCGGCAAACTGGCGGTTGGCGGCCAGCAGCTGGCCACCGGTACCAAAGTAGCGCTGTGCATCGGGCAGGCGGTCAAGGCCCAGGCGGCGGTCCATCTCGGTTTGCAGGGCCACAACCGTTTGTGGGGCACCCACTTCAATGCGTGCGTTGCCCACAGGCACATAGCCCATGCCGCTCAGGCGGGCAGCAGCGGTCACGCGCTGGTGGTTTTGCAGGGCAATTTGGGCCAGGGCTTTCACCTGGTCAGCCGTGGTGGTGGCACTCACCAGCGGCACAAACTCTTGGGCCAGCGCCGTCACGCCATCGGCTTGCAAGGTGGTGTCTCCAGCGGCAATGGTTTCGCTCAACAGCCGCACGTTGGCGGCCAGGGTGGTGGCGGTTTGGGCGGCAGCGGTGTCGCGCTCAGCCAGCACACGGGCCACTTCAGCACCCACGTCAACGGTTTGGCCAGGCTGTGCCAGGGTGATGGTGATGGGCTGTGCAGCACCGGTACCAGCACCGCCCGCACCGGCAGCGCCGGGGGCAGACAGGGCGCGAATTTGGTCGGCCACTTGTTGGCCCGCAGCGGTCCAGGTGTCAACCAGGGCAAGGCTTTTCACGGCATCGGTGGCCACGGCGTCAAACTGCGCTTTGGCCTGGGCCAGCAGTTTGGTTACCACGTCAGCGGCAAGGCCCATGGCCAGCAGTTTGGCCTTCAGTTGGTCAAGGTAGTTCATGGTGGCGTTCTCCGTCAGTTCTTTCAAAAGTTGGTGCGAAACCCCGACGCGCACGCCGCCCTCAGCGGTGCCCACAAGGCCATCCGCAAAGCTCAGCAGCACGGGTTCAAGGTGTTTGATCACGGGGCGGGTGGTCAGCCCCGCGCCCAGCAGCACGCAGCCGTGGGGCTGCTGCTTTTCGTTGTCGGTCCAGGCTTCGTGGTACTCGGCGCTCAGGTAGGTAAAACCACGCTCTTTCACGGCGGCCACGCCGAAAGCGGTCCACTCCACCAGCCCGCGCAGCCGCCCGTTTTCCACAGACAGCCGCACAAACTTGCCAGCTGCACCGTCGTTGGGGCGGTGCGCCACGTCCAAAAACACGTCTTGGCCCAACACACGGGCGTTGAAGTTGGTCACCATCTGGTCCAGATGGGTGGGCGTGATTTGGAAGTTGCCGTAACGCGGGTCGGTGAAGTTACCCGTCCGGGTAATGGTCACCCAGCTTTGCGTGGTGCCCTCGGCCAGCTCCACCACCTGGCTGTAAAAGCGGGTCAGGCCCGGCACCGTGGTGCCACCATCACCCGCCCCCAGCAGAAAGTGCCGCCCCTGCGCCGGGGTGGGCACTGCCGCACAGCTTGCCATCAGGGCAACTGCCGATGCGGCCAATGAAACCAGTCGTTTTTTGAGCATGCTGCCTCGCGTTCACGGTCAACCCGTGAGAGACAGTGTGCGCAGGTTTTCAGCTCAAAAAAAGGGGGCTAAATGCAAGCTTTGCGCTTGATTGAATTGGATTGTTGGCTACCGATTTTGCATCGGTTTGTGTGGGGTTATGCGCGGTGTTGGCGTTGGTCGCGCTCGCACGCCGTGTGCCAAATGTCCCAGCCGTCTTTCAGCAACTGGCGCAGCCCAAACATCTGCGCCATGGCCTGCTCACCATCAGGCCCAAACGCTGGCAACGGGCTGGCAATGGCTGCGGTGTACCCACCAGCCGGGCACGGGGTAAACGCCAGGGCAAACCCGCTGTCGCGGTGCGTAGCCGTCAGGCTATCCAGGTCAACATCCCAAGCCCGCCGCCAACTCATGCGGTGGTGGTTGCCCGTGCCATAAGGGTTGGCCAGGTCTCCCGCCATCACAAATCCCCCACCATCGCCGCCCACTTGGCATCCACCTTGGCGCTCACGTTGTAGGGCACATCGGCACCGGGCAACGCAACACCCATCACCTTGGCCAGGTGCTGGCCATCAATGTATTTGTCCCCGTGCGGCAGCAACCCCGTGGCCTCCAGAAAAGCCAGCTTCTGCTCCCGCGTTTGAAAGCACAGCCCCACCCAATACTCGCTGTCCGTGGCCAGGGCAAAGCGCTCCTGCTCGGCCTTGGCCCGCGCCTTGAAGGCCTCCAGCACCGCGCTGGTCTCCTTCACCGCAACCTCTTCATTGGTCAGCGCGTCATAGTCCAGGTCCAGCGCAGCAAGGGGGTCATCGGCAGCAAGGGGGTCATCCTCCCCCAAATTGTCAAGGCTGCCCAGCCCATCCAGCCCACCGCCAAACGTGGGCAAGCCATTGCCCAGGCCATCCAGGGCACTCAGGCCACCCAGTGCATCCAGCCCCGATGCACCACCGCCCATCAAGTCAGGCGGCAACGACCCGCCGCTGCCCGGCAACCCTGGCTTGTCCGCTTCGTTGTGCAAATTCATAGCGCCACAGCTCCATGTCAACCATCGGGAACCAATCCAGAATGGTCTGGTAATCCCTCGGGAAATGCTCCTTGATCTTGATCAAAAAGCGCAAGTCCAGCCCGTCAAACGACCGGCCAAACACCTTGTAATCCACCGGCAGCTTGATGCGTTCTGCCCCCAGCTCGCGCAGCAAGTCTTCTTTCTTCCAGTCCCAGCAGGGGTAAAAGTACATCCGCTTGGCATTCACCCCTTGGTTCTTGATCAGGCTGGCCCGGCGCATCGGGCTGTCAGCGGCGCGTACCCCTGTGGCAGTCCACACATCGGCAGGCAGGCCACAGTCCTCAATCACCGCGCCCCGCATGTCGTCATAGTCAAACTGCGGCCACCCCACGGCAGCAATGGTGCGCAGCCGCTCCGGCGCTTGGTAAATGGCGTTGTTCACCCAGCGGTAAAAAGCCGGGTGCGGCAAACGCACAATGTGCTTGCCCAGCACCTGCTCGGCATAGGCCAGGTAGTCCTCCACAAACTCAAGCCCCGGCACCAGGTACAGGTAATAGGGCTGGAAGTCGAAGTAATCCCGCGCACTCAGCCAGGCAGCCCAGCTGTCCTTGCCACAGCTGAACGACAGCAACGCCTTGTCGTGACTGGTGGCGGCACGCACCACCTCGCACACAGGGTTATGTGAGTGCATCCTCAACCCCATCTTCATCCTGAAGGCGCGCCTGCATCTCGCTGGTTTGCTCCAGCTTTTCCTCCATGTCTTTCACATTCTTGTACCCGGCATCTTGGGCACACAGATCCATGGCCTGCTCAGG